ACCATCTGTGCCTGTTTTGGTCAGACTTGGTACTGATGCAGGATTACTACTGGTGATGTTACCCACAAAGTTGTTGGCATAGATGTTATTGAATCGGTTATTTGCTTGACCAATATCTCCCGAACCATCTGTGCCTGTTTTGGTTATTGATGATATTGACAATGACGAAACCGATAGATTGGAAGACGACTGATCACTGCGTACATACAGATTAGCTGCCACTCCACCCAAGGACAGTGCATTGGTGGCTTCGGATGCTGACCCAGCAAACTGTGCACCAGTGACTACATTGGTGCCAACTAGGTTAAATCCCGGCTTGATGGTGGCAAAGCCTGACACAGTAGTCTGTGGTGTAAACACTGGGTCCTTGCTTAAAATTGCAATGACAGTGTTGGCCACATAAAATTTGACCACAATGTGAGGGTTACCGGCATTGTCTGTTATGGTTTCCACCAATGCGCCACTGGTGCCTGATACTGAAGTAAATGCTGGACCGATCACAGTCCAGTTGGTGCCTGACCAGACTTTTAGTTGAGAATTGGTTGTGTCCCACCAGTTATCTCCCACGTTGGGAGATGTTGGTGCTGAAGATCCACTGGAACTGACCCCCACTGACTTCCAAATTCCATCTGAATAAAATTTTAATTTTCCATTGGTTCTGTCGTGCCAGAGCTGGCCAGCCAGCGGCAGTGCAGGGGCAGTGCTGTTGGAGAAATTTTCCAACAATTTAACATAGTTCTGATTCAAAAATACCCCATACCCTGCATAATTTTTCCCCACCAGCGTCAGACCAGTTGAGGTCTGATTGATGGTGCCGTCGGCGATGGTGGTTAAAGTACTGCCTGCTGTTGTGGTGATGGTGTATGACATATCGACTAATCCAAGTAATAGTATATTTATTTATACCAAAAAATTATAGTGTATATTGAAACCAGAAATCTCCGTCCTGAGAGCCCTGATCATTGACGCCTGGATCAGGAGCGGCAGTGCTGACAAATTTGGCACTGCCTCCCCACCATTGTGTGGCTGTTTTGACAAATTGTGTGGTGGCAATTCTGGCGTTACCTGTGCTGTTGTGGGAATCCGGCTGAGTGACTGCGGTGGCACCAGCAGACAGATTGAAGCCGTTGGCAGATGCAGTGGCCACTACTGCGCCATCCAGAGCCACCATCAGATTGCCAGCACCGGTGTCATTGACCTGAACATAGGACTCAGTGTTGGCATATATTTTGTTTTTTGCAAATCCCGAGGAGTTAACCACAAACTCGGTAGTGGCCACAGCTGAATTGGCAGTACCTGCTGGCATACTGGTGGCTGTGACCAGCCCTGAAAAATTTGATCTGCCTGCAATTTCCAGGCTACCAGTAATGGTGGCATTGGCGCCCACATCCAGGTTACCTGCGACAATCGCATCAGTCAAAGACACTGAACCATCAGATCCATTGATCTTTATGGCCTGGGTGGAAACTCCCGCCACGTTGGCCCTAATGACCACATCAGCGTTGTTTATGCTGTTGGTGATCTGTGCAGTTCCATCTGATCTGGCAGCAATGTTCAAATTGGCCGAGTTTCCGATGGTCAGGCCCGAGGCACTGGTAACTGTCAACGATCCCTGGATACTACCACTCTGATCATTTCTCAAATAACTGCTGGCTGCAACGTTGGCCAGCGCCAGCGAATTGGTGGCGTTGCCCACAAACTGCATAGTGGATTGGATGTTGTATCCTGTCTTGACAGTGGTGAATCCCGGGATAGCCACAGCTGGAGTGAATTCCTCGTTACTGATTATGGCCACTCTGGCATAATTCAGATACTCAGATAATACCTGATGTGTGGTGCCCAGGGTGTCAGTGATTTGTTCCCAGAACACGCCACTGCCATTGCGCTGGGGACCAATCAATATCCAACCAGATACATTGTAAGGATCAGTGCCATCATAGACATACAATTGTTTGTTGGTGATGTCCCACCACAAGTCACCAGCTGCGGCGGCAGTGGGGGCAGTGGATTGTGCAGTGCTACTGCTGACCACTTTGAATGCATTGCCGGTGTAGACACGCAACCTGTTGTCCTGGGTGCTCCACCAGAGTTGACCAGCCAGTGGATTGGCTGGTGGGCCTGTATTGGCCCAGTTTTCCAACATGCTGACCAGGTTGTCAGTCATGATCTGACCATAATTAGCGTAATTTCTGCCCATGAGTTGCAGACTGGTCACAGCTCTGTTGTCAATGGTACCGTCTAAAATAGTGCCTAATGTGGTGCCGTTGGTTTTTCTTATTATATATGTCATGATGATTCCTGATTATGCGTTGGTGCTTAAATTGGTCAGAGTCTGAATACGCACAGTGTAATCAATCTGAATTAGTCGATTGAGTGATTTTTGTATAGGACTGAAAATCACGTGAGTCAGCAGTTTGCCCTGCCCGGGGCCAGTGGAGCTGTAGCCTTTGAGGCCCAGTTCGTCAAACACAAAGTCACCGTTTAAATCCTGACTGTTGTCAAACACTGCCTGACCAGCTGGCTCACCATAGTCAATCAGACAGCTGATCACAATATCTGTGTAAATCAGTCCGGGAGTGTGTGTGACCTGTATGCGATTCCTGGTGGGATCAGTGTTGGCCACGTTGTTGTCGTCAACAATTTTATAATATTTGGGGCTGTATAAATCAGCATTCTGCACACGAGTGTTGGTGGGCAGATAGGTAATGACCCCGGTGGGATCCACTGTGGTGCCACCGTTACCAAAATGCATTTCACTGATAAAATTGGTGCCTTTGTTGGCCACACTGGTGGCCAGAGCCTCACTCATGTTTTCGTAATGAATAGCATTGCGTTTGTCAATATACACTTCCTGAGTTTCAGGATCCCAGATTTTAATATGTCCCTGAACGTGTATTCCACCCTGCTCGTCAGGGCGATGTTCTGCCTCTGACCGGGTGGTCCCATTATTTTCTATATTGTCTGTTATATTCTGTTGCTGATTCATTTTATAGTCTACCCACCACCACTTCAATGACTCCTTCTACACCGTTGAAATCTTCCAGGGCTTTGCCTATGACTGTGCCAAACTTGGGATATGCTGTGGGTCTGGCATAACCACTGCCACCCGACACCATGAAGTCTCCCTTGTGCACAATGCCACGAACTCGGACTGGCACGCGTCCCATCAGAGCCACCTGAACCACATTTTCTCCTGTCAGACCATGATTCATGATGTAGGCAGGATTGGTGGAAACCACACCCGCAATTCTCTGAGTTTCATCCTGAGCCACAGTGACTTCAAACTCACCGCCAAATTCCAGCACAGTGCCGGGCGCATAAGCTGCGTCAGCCAGATAGCACTCAGCCAAGTCGGCATACTGTGCTGTGGTGGCCTTGGCAAAAATTGTGTCAAATGTCTGATCACTGGCACCAATATTACCAGTGCCATTGGTGCCAGCATTGACGATGGCAGTGGCACCTGTCACTGCCACGGGTTTATTGAACGCCCATTGATCAGCAGTGGACTGGTATGTCAGTGTGGCATTGGCGCCAGCCACTGTCAACCCGGCACCGTTGGCTGCTGCTGCAGTGGCAGCGCCATTGGCCAGAGTAATATTCAAATCTGCCACAGTCAATGTCGTGGAATCAATAGTGGTGGTTGTGCCTGTGACCTGCAGGTTGCCCTGAATAACAACTAGACCACCTGAACCTGTGGGGTTGGGATCCAAGACCAGTGTTCCAGTGCTGGTGGCAATGGTATTTGCAGTGGTGTTGATGGTGATGTTGCCCACAGTCAGTGAACCCGTTGTGGCAGCACCAGTGACTGTCAATGCAGTCAAGTTACCCACTGATGTCAGACTTGATGCAACCACTGTGGAGTTCAGTGAGGTACCAGTCAAGGTGGCTGCGTTGGCTGTTACTGTGCCACTTGCACCCAAGCTGATGGCTGTGCCGTTGACTGTAACGCTGCTATTGGTCAGTGCTGAGTTGGGGATTGCGGTCAAACCAGCACCTGAACCATAATGTGTGCCACTGAAACCAGCTGCAGTTACGTTAGCAGTGACTGATAAATTATTGAAATAGCCGTAATTGAATGTAGTGCTGGCTGAACCAATGTTGCCTGTGCCTGTGAGGCCGCCGTTGACGATGGCCGTGGCAAAATTGCTGCTGTTGATGGTTACAGATCCATTGACCACACCATTGCCAGCCACACTCAAATTGGATGATGTGTTGAGCGATTGTGAGAAAATATCCACCCAGGCGTCAGCATTGCCGTCATTAATACGCATAAACAATACATCAGAGTCAGGCTCGTACCAAAGGTCTCTGACCGATGGTGACACAGGCGCAGTGTTTGACACAGTGTATGCACCAGAACCACCCACACCATTGCCAGTGAATGCTGCTCCATTGGCATAGTAATAATTGTTGGTGTAAACTGCGCTGGCTCGTAAGCTGCCGGATACGCCGACACCTCCAGTGACCACCAGGGCGCCAGTGCTGGTGGTTGAGCTGGTGATGTTGGCATTGGCATATATGATGCCAGTGGACTGAATGGTACCTGCACTGGTGATGCCCGAAGTCAGGTTACCCAAAGCACCGGTATATGTGGTCAAATAACTGGCCACATTGGTGTTGCTGTAGGTGCTGCTGCCAGCACCTACAATGCCTGTCAGGAATGCGCCGTTACCAATGAAATAACCAGTGGTGCTGATGTTGCCACTGGAGTTTAATGCAGTCAGGTTTCCCACTGATGTCAGACTGGACGCAATAACTGTGGAGTTTAGTTCTGCACCAGTCAGGGTGGCCGCATTGGCTGTGATAGTGGCAGTGCCACCCAGGGACGCACTTGTGCCGTTGATGGTTAGACTGCTATTGGTCAATGCTGAGTTTGGTATTGATGTCAAGCCGGCGCCTGATCCATAATGTGGGCCACTAAATCCACCAGCGGTTACGTTACCAGTAACTGATAGTGAGCCCAGTGTTCCAACAGCAGTGATGTTGGGTTGACTCACGGTGGTTATGGTGCCACTGATGTTTCCGCCGTGGGTAGTCAGATAACTGGCTACTTCGGTGTTGGAATAATTACCACCACCTCCACTAATAATTCCTGTCAGGAACGCACCGTTGCCTACAAAGTAGGCTGCCGACACATTGCCGGCGACTGTCATGCTGTTGGCTGTTAAATTTGCACCTGTGGTGGCATTTCTCAACCAAGCAGTCTTGGTGCTGTTGTAAATGTAAGTAACTCCATTCAGAGTAACTTGCTGCCCATTGCTGGGACTGGTTGGAAATCCTGACATTTTTAAAATCTCCCCACAGCGATCTGTGCTAATTTAATTTCTGATTCTGCTATATTTTCCAGGCTCTTGCCAATGATACAGCCTGGTGTGTAATTCATCAAATTCATACGTTTGGCTGTGCCTGGCACATCGCCTGACACCAACCGATCTCCTTTATTTATGGGACCTTCGCACCAGCAGGGAACCTTGCCGGTCAAAGCCACTGAAATTCCGTCAATGCTGTCATTCATCAGATAGGCTGGGTTACTAGTCACAACTCCGGCCACTCGGGGGTCATGATTGGTGGTGGCAATGGTGACTTCATATGCTCCACCAAATACCACCACAGTGCCGGGCGGATACTGGTCATCGCTGGTGTATTTTTCTGCCAGGTCAGCATATTGTGCTGTGGTGGCTCGAGCGAACACAGTGTTGAATGTCTGGGCACTGGAACCAATATTGCCGGCACCATCGGCACCGCCGTTGATGATGGCTGTGGTGTTGTTGCCAGTGTTGACAGTGATGGCACCGCTGACAGTGAGTGACGATAGTGTGCCCACTGAGGTAGCTTGAATACCGGTAAGTAGTGCGCCATTGCCTGTGAAGTAATTGGCTGTGACATTGCCAACAGTTACATTACCAGCAGTGACATTGCCAGCAGTGACATTGCCAGCGGTGACGTTGCCGGTCACTGCTAAAGATGACAGTGTGCCCACTGAGGTGGCCTGAATACTAGTCAGTAATGCACCGTTACCTGTGAAGTAATTGGCTGCGACATTGCCGGCAGTGACGTTGCCAGTCACCACCAGACCGCCCAACTGACCCACTGCAGTGATGTTGGGTTGAACAGGGCTCAACAGTTGACCCGCAATGTTTGTGCAGGATATGGTGTTGGCAGAGATATTACCAGTGACAGTCAATGATGCTAGTGTTCCCACTGTGGTGGCCTGAATACTAGTCAGCAGTGCGCCATTGCCAATGAACCTGTCGGCAGTGACATTACCAGTTATGGTCAGGGCCTCGGACTGATTCAGCGTGGCAGGCGACATGATGTCCACCCATTGCTGGCTGGCGCCATCATCAATGTAAGTGAATATGGTGTTGCTGTCGGTATCGTACCATTGATCTCGAACTCGGGGATTGACAGGGGCCACATTACTGACTGTGTATTCACTGCCACCGGTAAAGGCGGCACCGTTGCTGTAATAATAGTTTTCAGCATAGATACTCTGAGATCTGACCGCGCCATTGATGCCGGCCCCACCCTGAACAATCAATGCACCAGTGCCCACAGAATCACTTGCCACGCCCGACTGAATTATAATGTTCCCAGTGGTTATGGTTCCCGACAAATACGCATTGACAAACGGATGGCTACTCGACCCCAGATCTGAATTACTGATGACCGGTGTCAGATCCGAATTAATGGTTAAATTGGCCGAATCTCCCGAGCTGGCAATGTTGGAAAAGAATCCACGCAGCGTCTGACCCGACATTTTTTTACTGGTAAACGTGCCCAGTGTGTCCACCACCGGAATCAGAGTCTGATCTCTGAGCTCTGATAAAGATGTCAGTTGACTAATTTTAATTGCCATTTAAATTCCTCGTATATCTATTGCCAATGGTTGCCCATCTTCGGTCAGTAGTGTATTTACTACTTCGCCGTCAGTCACATACTCAAAACTTCCCAGTATTTCTGCCGGACCGTCTTTAAGGAAGTTTACCTGAACGCTTTCAGTGCCTTCGAATCCCTGACCATTGGCCGGCACTGACTCGCTGTCAAACAAATCAGCATCAAATGCTGTCAGATCAAAAGACAGATCTGTGCCTGTGTACCAGACACTGTCTGTGATCACCACGTTGCCATAAACATCTGTTTGTGTAACCCCAGTATCAGGCACTGTCTGATTCACACTGGCATCCCAGACTTTGTCGCCGGTGTTGTGTTGTGTGGCAATGGCTGTGCCCAGAGTGCCTCGGCGTATTCTGCCCAACACATTCAGATCTGGCAATATTTCCACATTGGCGTAATCATATCCACCATTGGTGACCACACCAGCACTCAGTGCAGTCACAGTACGGTAATAGGCAGGAACTATGCCCACAGGATAGACCGCAGTGTCGGTACTGACCCCATCTGTGGACACTATCTGAAGATTGCCTGATCCCGACACCAGAGCGTTGTTATTAAATCTCACTCTAACACTGTCAGAATTAACAGCATCAAATACCACTACTGCATTGGCTCCAGTTGTGGGCTGCAGGATGACATCGCCCTGTTGCAGTGACACGTTGCCACTCAGAGTCAGCACATTGCCGTGTATCAATGCCGAGTCTGCCTGGTGAGGCTGCTCCGGCACCCATTCAGCAGCGTCGCTGGCATAATTTCTGTAGTAGGTGATGCGTTCGGAATTGATGAAAATTACACCGGGTCTGACGTGTTGATCATCTGGTGTGGGCAATTTAGCTGCCTCAGCCACATGAATAAATTGATCTCCGGGCAATAATGCCTGTGTCAGCACAGTGGACTGGGCTGCTGAAATTCTGGTGTATTCAATGCCATTGATGGCATCAATGTAGACTCGGTACCCCAGCACCACACTGTCATACAATGTGCGAGTGTAAACTCTGAGGTTTAATGAATCAAACACTCGGCCGGGTATGAGTTCTTCTGGCGCGTGGCTGCTATAGGTGTCCACATACCGGCCACCATCCACGTCGATATCTTCGGGTCTGGTGCCCAGTGCCAGATCCCGGTACTGGCTCTGTATGATGGTGTCAAAGTTTGATGCGCTGGCGGTGGGGTTGCCTTCAGAATCGTAATCAATAGCATCAAACGGGGCGTCGTCTAGTTTTCCACCGAACCCCAACTGTTGATCGTAGGAAATTGACGATATTATGACGCCAGGATATTCAATGCCCTCCACCAGTTGTGCCAGATTTCTGCCTGGCTGTAGTCTGCCTGGTTGATAGTAAGCCCAGATTCGGTCATTGGCATTGTCAAACTCAGCTGCTGAAATTGTCTGAAATCTCTCTGGGTTAAAATAGTCACCAGTGGTGATGTTGGCCGTGACCCGATAGGCCTCACGCACTTGATCTGCCACCGGACCCAAGGCCACTGTCACAACGTCTCCGGTCTGGTATGCAGTGCGGGGCATCCATTCCCGGACTCTGGTCTTGTATGTGATTCTGTCAAATTTTATTGTGCTACTGAGTGATCTGACCTGAGGATTGTGCAACACTGCATAGGCCCTGGCTGGTCGGGTGTTGCTGCCATTGATCACCACCACAGGTGTGGTCTCATATCCCGAGCCGGGTTTTAGCACATCAATGGCAGTCACTCTGCCAGTATCAAAATCAATTCTGGCACGCAACACTGGTGCCTGGGCGTTGGCACCGCCACCTATTATGGTGACCACAGGCTCATCAGTGTAACCAGCGCCTGCATCAGTAATCACGATTCTCAGAACAGTTAAACTTCGATTGGCGTACCACTGTGGATAATCCTGATTGATCAGGGTGCCATCTGACAGACGGCCAGTGGCCCACAACTGCCGATCTTTTTCAATCAGCTCACCGCTGGGACTGCGCCAGATGTTCTGTGTGGTGTCGTAATAGGGAGTCAGATCAAAGTCAGTCACACTGCCCTGGTAATAGTCGGTGCCGGGATAGGAAATTTTATATTCTCGGACCTTGGTGTCGTAGGGTTTGACTTCATTGATGTAGTCCAGATAAAAATTCTGGTTATCCACCACATACTTGGGATATTGCTCCAGACTGCGCAGTTGATGTTGGACACTGATGAAACTGGTCTTAAAAATCCAGTCCACGTGAGATTGTTCACTGAGTATGTAATTGACCAGAGCAAAGAACAGTTCATTGAATTCGCCCGCCAGCTCACCCACAAAAATATTGTCTCGGAGTGCCTGAATGATATAACGAATTTCCGTGCTGGGATTCTGATCATAACGGATTTCGCCAAATCCCCAGTTGTCAAATCCCAGATAACTTTCAGGATAGTTGCCCAGAATTTCATTCAATTGTATGGTGCCGCGCTCAATGCCCACCACCTGGAATCCACCCTGGTCGTCCACAGTGATCAGATTCCAACCCGGCTGATTGTCAATGCCATTGACCACTTTGACCAATATCTCACTGCCAGTCGCCGCTGGCAGTGCCCGAGCCTGGGCCAGGGTGTCGGTCACATAATCAATTTTATCTGTCAGACTATAACCAGGCGCGAACCAATCCTGATACTGCCAATACAATTGAGTATTATAACTCTGAATTCTGATCAGCTGCCATTGACCATTGGCATCCAGTTCATGCAGGGTCCACAAGTTGTTCTGTGCAGTGTTGTTCTGCACCAGAACTCGGTAACCCACCGACAGATTGGCCACATCCAGATAGGACAGGTCTATCTCAGTGGCCACCATCTGACCTATGCCCTGACTCTGCAGACGGGGCAGGGGCTCGGCTGATCTGAGTTGTGTGAGATCACAGGTTCTGGCCACTGGATACTGAGCCAACAAACCATTGACCCGGGTCACCAACACCATCATGGCCCGGAATCGATCCACAAACATGCTTTGTCGGGGTCTGATGGCAATGCCATATCTGTCGGCCCAGGGCAGGGACTGGTCAGGCACCAGTGAGCCAATGGAATCAATGCCTGACAGACTGTCAATTAGTTTTTCTACGATTTTCTCAGGAATTGGACTTTCGGCGTTGCCAGCCTGCAATATCTGATATTCGCCATGGATGATACTGTTGTTTTTCAGCAGCTCATAATCCACATGCAGCACAGTGTCGGTGCCTGTCAGCAAATTGCTGACATTGTATAATGCAATTGCATTATTCTGAATCACGGCAGCATAGGGAATTTGTTGTGCAGCAGGGTTGGCTATCAGGTCCTGTACCATTCGGGCTGAAATTCGTCGGCTTGGATCCCGGACAGTCAGACTGGTTTTATTTTTAACCCAGTAATAATACTTACTGACCAATAAATTGGTATTGGTGTCCACTGCAGTTATCTCAACATAGGATCGATTGTCAGGATACAAGGCCTGACCATCTGTCACCTGGGCCTCATACTCACTGGGCAACACTGTGCTTTCCACCCATTCGCAGATTTCAATCTCTGAGCCCGGAAACACCCTGGCCCAGTTGCTGCTGCGATATCTGAGATCGCCTTGTTCGTAATTTATAAATCGAACTTTTTCCAGATTCCACCAGAGTCGACCCACCTGAGCTGAATTCCAATACAGTCCCAGATTGGCTTCTTCCGTGCCGACTTCACTCACGCGATTATAATAGGCAGGATCATAATGAGTTTTATAGGTCAGTTCCTGTTCAGCCAGCCCCAGTATCCGGCCCTTGGCGGGATCAATCAGTTCCAGGTTCACCAGTATGTTGTTGGTTCGACGATCATACAGGAACAGTCGGTTGACACTATCAGTGTCAACCCTGGGCTGCTGCTGACTGATCTGATGCCAGCCTCTGAGTGATCTGGGATTATCGAATACCTTGATGCCACGGACATCGGCGACCATCAGAATCTGATCTGCGATGTCCAGTGCCTGCCCAAAATTATCTCCTGGAGCCGTGTTGTCAGCATAAACTTGTTGTGCCAACACCAGACGATCTGAAAATTCACTGCTGTTTCTGGGGTCTCTGAACACGTCATAGACATACACAGTGCCGCTGTCAATCACAGTGTCATACAATCTGGTGGAATGACTGTCAAATATGGTGGCGCCAGCATCAAAATTTTCAATGACGGTAAAGTCGCCAGTGCCGCCGGAAATCACCAATCGATCAGCACTGCTGGACAGCGACATAACAATGCCAAATATTTCATTCTGATCCGATTGTGGAGAAATCAGTCTCTGAACAAAGTTCCAGCCTCCGATGCCAGCAGCCAGTATGATGTCATTGGTCTGATCCAACTCTGTCAGATAAGTCTGACCGGGCTGAACGCTGAACGGCTGCAACACAGAATTTATTAGCTTGCTTATTTTCAGATAGCCATTGTAATTTTCAGCCCGAATTCCCGGAATCCCAGCGGTGTTGATGGCTTGGATTAAATCTGATAGATCTACTCCTGTGACAGGGATGTCAAAGTTGTCAATTCGGATACTGTTGCCCAATGTAAACTGTGGGTTGGGATTTTTTCCAGTGACTGACCCATAAATTTTTGCGAAATTCTTATAGGCCCAGACAGCACCACGATTACTGGTGCGTCCAGTCAGATAATTGGGACTACTGACATAGATGGTGCTGGCATCAGCTGATGCTGTGACCACTGCACCAAATCTGGCATTGACCTGAGGATCGTCAGATGTTAAAATTTCAGATAATCTGAATACGTTGGTTTCAATTTCCACAATTTGTCCAGCTGATGGTGCTGTGGCAAATTCAATGGTGTTGGCATCTGGCCTGGTGTAATCCAACACCGGCTGACGGTCCACCCAGACTCTGGTGACTGCAGGTATGGCATCTGCAGTGACAAATCTTCTGCTGCCTGTGGCAGTCTGCGCCACCACACTGCGATCGTAGATGCTGACCGAACCTGCTATGACTTCTGACTGAGCCACAGTCACCTGATCCTGTGGAGCCCCAATGATCAACTGACGACCGTCGGTGGAAGCGGTCAGACTATAACCAAATTGACTGTGTGGTGCTCCCGAAATCTGTGTTATCAGTCTCAACTGATCTGACAGAGCTGATCTTCCGTAGACACAGACTGCGTCAGCACCAGGTGCTCCCACATACAACCAATGACCTGTGGCGTCCCAGGACAGGCTGTATCCCAACAGGCTGTTGGCAAATCCTGTGATGACCTGATCCAGGACCAAGGACAATTCAGTGCCAATGTTTCGACGATAGACGAACACTCGACCAGTATCACCCAGGCTGCCTGGTGCTGAAACTGCTAAAAATTCCACGCCCGATGCCTGAGCTACTGCCACAGCCTGACCAAATTTTTGTGTGTTGGCCACACCAGGCACAATAATTTCTTCAATGTCAAATTGACCAGATGCATTTTTATTGAATAGTTTTACAACACCTGAAGTCAGATCTGAATATCCACCAGGTATACCCACCACTGCATACTGATTTTGTGGAGCAAACTTGACTGTCTGAGCACCTGTGCCTGACAGAGATTTATTGTATTGCCAGGGCGATGTTTTCTTGTAAGTGGCCCAGCCGGTCTGACCGGTGCCGATAACGGCTTGATCGACCCAGATCTGATCACCAGGATTCCAGGTCAGACTGTTGTCAGATAAATCTCTCAGATACTGATAACGCACACTGGTCAATTTAAGCAGCATACCTGAACCGGTCAGCACTGACAGGTCATTGTAATCGGCGTCTGCACCAGCGAATTGCACCACCAGGGTATTGAGATCGGGACGCTGGCCCACTCGGTAGAAACCATCATATCGGGAGTCAAATCCTCGGATCACTATGACATCATCTGGACTCAACCCATGAGGGGTCTGTGTGGTCACGCTGATGTAGCCATCCAGACTGTTACTCAGTGCGATGACCTGATTGTCAGTGGCGTCCACTCGGAACACATTCCAACGATGGTCAAAGTCACGTGCGCACCAGATGGTGTAGCCAGTGCCTATGGCCGCCAGACTGGTCTGACTGGTCAGGCCGGTCAGGTCAAACACAGTTTCTGAAACATCTGTGATGTTCACATAACCACTGTCAGGCAGGTCCTGCTGGTGATCGGTGGTGTTGTCCTGGTCCAGTGCCAGCCGTCCAGTGAACCGGCCCGAGTTGCGGTACAGGTCTGATTCAGTAAAAATTTGAAATTGGTCTGTCTGAACCTGATCTGGGGTCTGAGCAAACACCAGCACTGCGGGACTGGTTTTAAAAGTCTGTTCAGGCACCACAACTTCCACATAGGGATTGACCGACAATGCGCCGTATTCGCCCACTCTGATGGCCCATTCTTCATAGAATTTGGCTGAACTGTTGAGGTTGTTGAATTCTGCTCGGGACAACTGATTGATGGCATTGACTGAACCCTTCTGCTTGATGTAGCCCTTGTAGAATTCAATCTGTGTGGCATCATTCAATCCCAGGTCCGACAGATATTGCCGGGGTCTGTAACCGATCAGACCGTGACTGAATTGCATCTGTGTTTCCGACTGATTCTGACCGTAGACTGTGTAATTGCTTTGTGCAGACACCGCGGTGGTGCTGAAGTTGGGCAGCAGACCAGTTTTGATCTGGTTCCGGGATATCTGCTTCCACTTGGAAAAATCAAATTGTTGCGTGCCGGACTGAGGCTCCAGGGACACATAGTATTGATTCTTGAATTCCACCAGTTGGCCTCTGAGATAATCCCGGGCCGGCTGCCAGGCATCCACAGTTTTGCTGTTGTAGACGAATCCTGGTGCATCCAGACGACCCTGCCAGTCACCGGTCTTCTGCCCCACCAGTTTCAATCTGTATTGACGGTTGCCCAGTTCTGGCTTGTAGATGACGTCATTGAACACTGTGATGTTGTCAAATATCATGACGTGCTCGTATCTGACCAGATCCACCTCCACCAGGCCCACTGCACCGGCACCTGTGGCCAGGCTGATTCTGGTGACGTGATTATCACGAACGATGGTGTAATTGCTGTTTTTAACGATGCGGAAATTCTGGTCCAGGATTTTACTGGCGCCTGGGCGGTTACTGATCTGATCCACCTGAGTGGTGCCAGAATCCAGCAGCACGCTATCGGCCACTGGACTCAGCACCAGGATGCTGCCCACTGACCAGCCCTGTTGTGACCAGAACAAAAACTCCCGGCTGCTGAGTTTCCAATTTCTGACTTCGGCCAGATCTGTGTCGCGATCGTCAAATCTGAATCCCTGTGCCAGCAGATATCGTTCATATCCCACAAGAAAATCCACCACCTGTTGTGGATTACGGAATTCGTATCCGTAGGGCACTGTGAGTTTGACTTTCTGATAATCGCGGAATATTGCAGCCTGTTGCTCCAGCACAGTCAGTGTGTTTCGATTGTTGTTGACATCACTGGGTATTATGGTGAAGAAAGGATTGTTGGTGTTGTAGCCTCGGACACTGTAGCCATTGTTGGTCTTTTCCACAATCACTGCACTGTAGATCACACGATTGACTGGTGTGGATTTATACAACTGGATGTCATAGTTTTCGTCGGGAATCAGCACACTGTCATTGATGCTGCTGGGACTGTTCTGTTCTGCCAGAACATTGACGTATTTTTTGTCGGTGAATCCCGCCACTTTGTAAGTGAGATTTACTCTATAATTGTCTAATAGATCTGCAATACCACTGAACGCATCCTGACCCAGACTCTTCTGATGGTCGGATATCCAATTCAGATAGCCGGCGCTGCGAGTGATTGCACCATTGTTAACAGCACCATTGATTCGAATATCCTGCTGACGGATATGATGTAGTGTATTGACGTTGAGCGTCTGATTCAATGCCGGAAATTTCTGATAACGGTTGACATTGATGAACTGGCTGAAATATCTGGCAGGACGAGCCAATGCCAGCGCCTGTTGGACCGCGAAGGGGAAATTACTGCTGCTGCGCCAGGCCCATTCCACAGGGCCCAGATCACCCACCGCCCAGCTGCTGGCAGCAGATGACACATTGGTGTGTGCTGCCATGACTCCGGCTGGCGAGATCAGATCACCGTGGTCGTCCACTGGTATATAATTCATCAGGCCGGGTCTGGCATACACTGGATCAATGCTGGGCTGCCAGGGGATCTGATTCAGATCCACTGTTTGCCACTGTTCAGGCACAAATGTCTGGGCTGGGTCAATGTGTGTCACTGCCACATAATACTGATTCTGATGACTGACATAGTCACCACGGGCATAACTGTGTTGAGGCCGCCACTCAGTATACCGCTGACCCAGACTTCTGGGCCCCTGTCTGATCAGGCCCTGTTCCAGATCCTGCCACAGCAGTCGGTTGCCGCCGGTGTAGGGAGCAGGACCATAATAACCTTCCCACCAGTCGGGTCGGATGCTGAATCCCAGCATGTGCCAGGGAGTCAGATGCGGGGTCACTGTGTCATAGTAATACAGGTAACAGGCTCGCCAGCTGCCGGGCAAGTAGTTGTTGCCGCCACCGCGAGCAAGGAATCGGGAATAATTCCAGGTAAAGGCATCGTTGCTCAAAAATGTCTGGTTGGTGGAAAAATCCACGCGATTGTTTCCGGCCCAGGACAGGAATCCTCGACTTAAAATCTGATTGACTTCTGAGTAGGAGTAATCGGAATTTCGGAATTTTCCTGTGAGTGTGGAGTAGATGTTGTCCCAGGTGTTGGTGGTTTCCGGCAATTTGATGTTGTTGAACACCCGACGTTCGTATTCCAACAACAGATCATCTCGATAATCATCCCAGGCTGGTGTCAGACTGCCGTCGTGACCCCTGATGATTCGGGCAGGTGCTCGATAGGTGTCATCCAGATAAATTTCTGGAACGAATCGGGGCCACAGTCCCAATTTGGTGGGAGTTTCGGGTATGTAATTGCCGTCGGTGTTCTGATATTCCACAATCTTAATGGCATCATCCACCTGTATGGTCACAGCATCTGTCAGCACAATGGCAGGACTGGTCTGACTGAACACATAGTCCTGACCCAGCACCAGCTGTTGACCTCTGACATACACCAGCACTGCTCGATTGCTGAGTTCCTGTGCTGAAAATATCTGTGTGATTTCGTAAGACCTCACCAGAGGATCATACACCACATAATCAATGGTCTGGGTCAGATTGCCGTAAGGCACCATGTCGCTGTAGAACCAGGGCGATTGTGGAGTCCGGATACGATTGATTTCCTGCAGAATCAGATCCACTGTGGCCACTGGGTTGTTGGGATCCACACCCGGCAATGTGGTGGCCAGCTCCAGGAATTTATTTTTAAATTTGGTGTATTCTGCTTCGGCATATTTCAATGCTGTGATGAAATTCACCGACTCGGATGTCAGGAACAGTGCTGCCAGGGGAACTGCGGCACTGTGCTGCAGGATGGTGCCACCCTGTTGTCGGACAGGGGTGTCTCGGAGACTCAGGCCAGAATCATTCTGCAACAGATTACTGTTTTGTTCCAGTGTGGTCAAGTGGTTTCTGATCTGTCCCAGTGTCAGACGGTCCAGACTGATGTTCTGAGCGTTCAGGTTCAGATTGTCGGGAATCTGGTAATGGCCCTGAACTGTGGACTGTCGGCTGTAGACCAGCACTGTGATTGTGTCCTGAGCTGTCAGGAATGTTTTGTCAATGGTCAGCTGCTGCAAGTCCAGAGCGTAAGCTGAACTCTTCAACTGCTGATTGTTCCGGAACACTTTGATGTTGGGCACAGTCTGCACTGTGGCTGGCAGCACATCCAGCTGGAAGGAATTTCTGATGCCGTCGTAGACGAAACTCAGATTCTGATACTGCCGGGAGTCCTGAACTGCTGTGATCCAGTTGTTGCGCGGTGCATCAGTGTCCACATCCTGTGTGACTGACAGGAATCCCAGTTCTGAAACAGGCCGGGTGACCAGCACATTATCGTCTGACAGGTAACTGCACTGATCGGTGTCGTAATAGTTTTCAAATTCAATTTCGCCCTGGGTGCTGAAATTTCTGTATTTCAGAGCGAATCCCAGCACACTGTCGGCCACTCCCACCGTGTTTCTGACATAACCAAACAGTCTGGTGCCCTGGAATGTGCTGCGTGTGTAGCTGCTGATGCTGCGCCCCTGGATATCAATGATGTCAAACAGGGGCTCTTGTTGTGTCTGAGTTTTCTGCTGAGCCTGTTGCCAGGCAGCACCATCATACCACCATTGTTGGCCCCGTGACAGACCCTGAGTGGCCACCACCATGTCTCCGGCATTGATGATGCCCAGATCTGCTGGAATCAGTTGCACATATCGGGGGCCTGTGGGACGGCCGATGGCATCCGTCTGATACTGCACCAGTCGCATGACGTAGACCCGCTGTCGGACTTCTGGCACAGTGGCGGCTGCGAATATTATACGGCAGTCTGAATTCAGCAGATCAAATCCCTGAAACACCTGAATAATTTTTCCCTGCAGATCCAGTAGTGGATTTGCAGTCTGAGTGTCAATGATGTCGACAGGTGGGCGGCCCAGGCGACCACCACCAAATAGTCGGAGATTTTTATCAAATTCAATGATGGGTCGCTGTGCTCGGGCAGCTTGGCTGATGTCAGGCACAGTATTGTTATATTTGGCAGTCTGCTCCAGAACTTCCACATGGAACCAACGGTTGTTTCTGGTCCAGGCATTCAAATCCTGGCTGTCTCGTTTGATGGTGATGTATTCTGATTGAGTCTGCACCACAGCCGAAGGAGCATGATAGGATTCGGGTGCGACCAACCAGGCCACAGGAGTCAGTGTGATGGCAGTGCCCACCCCCTCCACATAATACTCCTGATTCTGGTAAGTGACCGGAACCACATCTGATCCAAATCTGACTTTTAACCCATTGGTGAATCTGATGCCCAGCTGACTGGTATAGGTCTTGTGTCCCAGAATTTCTGATTCCACATCAATGGTGTTGATCACTGGGTCCACAATCCTGATGCTACTGTAGAGATCTTTAATGGCACCGTCTTGCACATACAGTTCAGTGGCCAGACTGGTCAGAGGAGGTATTAGTTTCAGGAATCCATCTGCATTCAGATAAAATTCTCTGTTGGCATAGTCCTGACCAAAACGAACGGCGACTTTGGCATTGGCAGGAATGGCCTGTGTGGGTATCAATTTGATCACAGGTTCTGTCATCCAGGCGGCCTGATAAAACTCCACACGCCAGACGCCAGTTTTCTGACTTTCCTGAACGTCAGGGGCCTCATCATAGAGTTCAGTTTCAAATGTGTAACCATCATAACTACCGCCGGTGGTCCAGGCTGGATCACCTCGACTGGTCAGCTGATCCTGATCAACAAAAATCATGGTGCGACCTCGGAGCTGCTGGGCAATGTTGGCATAACCAGGATATTTGCTGACAAATTCTGAAACCAGCATGTTATGCATGTCGGCATATGCCACGCTCAGAGCATAGTCCACTGACTGGGCCAGCGGCATGTTCAGAAACTGCTCTTGTGCCGACGCCTGTGGCACGCGGAATGTTATCTGCCCCTGACTGGTGCCATTGTTGTCCACTCCCAGCACCTCTCGACTGCTGATGGTGGGCGTGGCGTTGACCAGCCCGTCCAGACCCAGTTCACTCTGTATCCAGAAGGGGTCGGTGCCCTGATCAATCTGAAATGTGTAGATGCCCCCATGTGCCAGGGTCAGAGTTTCCAACATCTGACCGTTGTCATAGAATTCATATCGACCCAACTGCAGATTTCTGACCACTCGGTAATTGGCTCGCAATGGAGTGCCACCGGCCTGAACATCCACTGCCGGTGGTCCCGCGGGCAACCAGTAGTAGTTGCTGAAGTTTACAAATTTGTCCAGGTCGATGCCGGGGTCATAACTGTAGTATTCACTGGCAAACAAACGATCGTGATTGCTGGTGTTGCCGCCCTGATACTTGATGGTGTTGAGAAAATCCTGATAGCTGACCACCAATGAGTCGTCAGCAGCAGGCACCACCACCGTGGGTTCCAACTGATAGTTCTGCCGGTCCGGGGTGCTTTCTGTGACATAACTGTCACCGGCCTGACTGGTGGGAGCAAATTTTCTACCAATATACCCATCCAGCTTGACCATGACAGGTTCACTAATCAACTGGTCCAGGGTGGCCGACAGAAACTTCTGATTGGTTTCAGTCTGGAATACGGTGGGTAATAGATTAGAACTTTTTCTCTGAGCCATGTGTGATTTTCAACCTGCCTTGTTAAATTTGACCAATCTGTGCTGCAGTGATGCTACTGATGATCTGAACATTGTCCACAGTGGCACTGCTGACCACTATTTCATTATAATCCACATTGATCTGCATCAGGCTGCCAAAGGGACTGGTGCTGTTCACAGGAACTATTATGATGCTGGCAATGTTGGGAGCCAAAGTCTGATGCAGGTAGGCACTGAGTTCACTAAAGTAGAAGGTTTCACCAAAATCCCAGTTGTCCAGATTGAAATAGTCATTGATGGCACTGATGACACTGCTCTTGATGTCATTGTCACTGACAATGATGTTGGGATTTTTCACCACTTTGAATGTGGCCTGCAGCTCAGTTGCGGCCTTGGCACCAAAGATGGGTTTGAATTTCACAGTGTTGTAGATCAGGGAATTGCTGACCATTTTATAATTTTCCAACAGGCTGTATTGAGTTCTCAGAGTCTCTGACGAGGGAGCCGCAGGTTCGGTCAGTTGATGCGTGCTGTCCTGAATCCAGGCCAGATAATCGGCAGCATACTGTTTGGTCAGGATGTAGATGTCAATGATGTTGCTGGGGCTGGGATCGATTCGACGATTGTTGGGACTGTTGTGTCGGTATTGGAAATACAGGTCTGCTCGGCCGGTCCGGGCAGTATAGCCGGTGATGGGTGCCCATTCTGTGCCGCCGGTGGTGCTGATGACCAATTGATAAAATTGATTGTCACTGGGAATATACAACAACTGGCCTGGTGCGTGTCGGGCAATGTTCAGGTTGGCAGTCTGCAGGGTGTCATAGTCGGCAATCACTGACTCCTGCACAGGTTCCTGACGAATAAAATTGTTATAACTCTGAACATTTCGGAAATACACCAACTTGTGATGCATGTTGACATCGGGATTGACCAGTGTCTCAAAGATTTCGGGATTGTCGGGTATGCCGTCGGCGTTGCCATCGGGGTAGGTCACCAGCACCTGATCGGGGTTGGTGTATCCGTCGGCTTCGGTGACGTTGCGATAAATGTTCCAGACATAGTCCAGCTGCAGGGGGTCAGCACTGTCGGATTGGCTATTGACTTTGAGAATCTTGATGTGATCATCCACCACCTGACCATTTTTGCTGTCAAATATTTTGGTGTGCTCATCATAATAAAAATCAGTCTCACGCACACTCTGGAAAACATAATTCAGCAGTCGGTGATGCACCGTGTAGATCTGATTCTGTGCCTGGAACATCAGCAGCCAGCTGCTGTCCCGTCGTTGACCCGTGGTGTCTCCGGTTCGAGTCAGACTGAATTCACTGTTGCTGTCCAGGTTTTCCGGCAATATGATCTGCCAGCTGCTGCTGGCCTGATCATATCTGAGACCAAAGCTCACATAATTTAAAAAATAGTTGGTCATGGTGGTGACCAGCTGACTGTCAATCTGAGTGTTGAATGTGCTGAATATTTTGCTGATGGTGATACCAGCTGGCACACGCTGATTCAGTGTGACTGGACCAGTGCCGTCGGCAAAACTGCCCTGGCCGCTGTTGGTGCCATCTGCCACCACCTGCACCACCTGAGCATAGATGTGGAATCCATCCTGGGCCGAACGAGGCACACCCGATTGAATCTGATTCTGATTGTTGAAGTAGGTGCCGGGCTCAGCTGAAAATCTCAGTATGGCACCGGGTCTGATGAATCTGCGGTTGTCACTGACATAGCTACCAATCTGTAGAATTTCACCAGGCGCGGCATAATCAGTATTGTTCCGATAAAAAAATCCAGTGCTGCCATTGGTCAGATCTGACGATTCTGACCAGCGACATTCACTCACAGTGGGTCGATTGTAATAGGCATAGAAGAAATGTCTGATCTCGGGACTTCCAATCACCGGTAAAATTCGGTTGTTGATCACCGACACAATGTTGTTTCTGTTGTCGAAGTCAAATGTAAATGTCTGGATCTGACTGTCACGATACAGTATGCCATCAGCTGCAAATATGTTGGTGCTGCTGTATTTGCCAGTGGTGTCCACCACATCCAGGTATCTGCTGATGCCACTGACTGTGCGATTCACAGCCTTGACTTTCAGCACTGTGTTGAACAGAGTGTAGGGCAGAATGTTGTAGTCTTCGCCAGTGACCATGCGATCCTGAGTAAAATACTGCTGTGGTGCCTTCTGTCGGACTTCGTCCAGAGTCTCACGAGGACTGCTGTTGGCCACTGTGTATCTGAGACTGGCTCGTATGTTCAGAGTCTCAATTCTACCGGACCTGCTCAGGTAGTTGATGGGTATGATGGCTCCCGAGATCTCGTTGGGAGTGATTTTATACTGCAGGCCATTGCTGACACGGTAATAGATTCGGAATCGACCCTGTGGTATGTTGGCAAATGATCCATCGCCAAATATCAGATCGATCTGATCATTGCTGCGGCTGTTGATCTGATAGACATCTTTGTTGATGCTTTTGTTGTAGATGACATTGGTGACCCCCACAGCTGGCACCTGCTGCCACAATGTGCCCAGGGCCCCATTGCTGTTGATGCTGTATACCCAGATGTCGGTGTTATTAATGTTGTTGGTGTTGATGCCATACACTCGGTTGGCTATGCTCTCCTGGAAATTCACATCAATGCTCTTGAGTTCGCCCTGCTTGAAATACAGGAAAAATCCAGTGTCGTTGCTGCTGTTGCCCTGGTTGTCATTGCGATACAGCAGGTTGAACACACCATTGGGTCGTGGACTGTCTTCATAGATGTAACTCTGATTCACACTGGTGGGACTGACAATCTCAAATGACGTGGGTGTGCCTTCCACACTGGCCTTGATGGCAAAGGTGGGCAGGGCCAGACTGGGATTCAGGTTCATCTGATATTCTTCTGTGATGACACCATGGATGGTCTGCCGATTGCTGGGCTTGCTGATCATCTGATTGGTCACCAGGGTGGCGTTGACGATGGCAGTGAACTGTTCGGACCAGTTGTCGTTGGTGACATCATTCCATTCAATCACCAGTCCCGACAGATTCAAACCATTGCTGTCATAGATGACTTCAGTGGTGCTGATGCTGTCCACTTTCAGGAACCCACTGGCAGTAATATTTCTTTTGGGAGTATAACTGATGAGTCGGGCCAGTTTCAACACGCTGTCGCGACGTTGTGCAGTGTCTATGTAGTTTTCTCGGGCATTCAGGTCGGCACGGAATGCCAGACTCTGGCCCAGGAACGCAATCAGGTCCAGCAGGGCGACAAATTCACTGCTTTCAATAAAGTCGTTAAAATCTTCGGGATAATACAGACGCAGGTATTCCACCATGCTCTTGCGCAGAGTCTCATAATCATAACTCTGGAAATCTGCATTTCGGAAGGTTTGATATAGCTTGGTCCAGTCTTCTGCTACCAGAAGACCCGACTGCCGGGTGGTGATGGCCATGTGCAATTCCTGATATTATATATTTATTATTAGGAAAATATGCGTTGTTTATTAACGGGCAGTCAGTTGATTGTTCTGATTGTCAAATCTGAGATTCAGCAGACTGCTCTGATTGGTCTGAACATACCTGAGTTCCAGATCTATCTGCAGGCCCTGATCATATTCGGTGATCATGACTCGATCCACAGCCAGTCTGGGATCAGAACTCACGATGTTTTTGACATCAGTGGTTATGATGCTCTTGAGATTGTCAGTCAGGGGTTCGTGCAGCACGTTCCAGATGATGGTGCCAAAGCTGGGATTCATGAGTTTTTCACCTTTGCGAATATAAAAGTGATTGATCAGATCCTGACGGACCAACTCAAAATCAGTCAGACGAAATTTTTTCTTTCGATTAACGGTGCTGAATCCACGATACATTATAGCCATAGTCTGGTATTTAACCTTGTTTGATGTCTGGCATCTTGGGAGCCAGCACTGCTATGGCATATTTACCCACATTAAAGTAGGTGTCACCGGTGGTGCCGTAGGCATCTGCACCGCCCTGTCCATTGCGCCATTTCTTGGCACCACCAGCACCCAACAAGTGACTGACTGCCAGCATGCCGCCCACTTCTTCGGGTTTCATGTCAGCAGTCACAGCACCAATTCTCAACAGGGTGGTGTAATTGGCACGAGTATACTGACAAATCAATTTTTCCTGCAGGGGACCATTGCTGAGAAATTCCTCCAGACTGGCAGGACCACCATTGCCGATCCAACTGTTGGGGTTGCGCAACTGTGCATTACTGGTGACTGAACTTTTGACCATTTTGAGATCTATCAGAGCTGGGTATCCAAATTGATACTTGCCCACAAACCCAATGCTGTTGACAGTGTCATATTTTCCACCACTTTCTTTTTTGCCTATCTGCGCATAGTATGCTGTCATCTGATCGGAATTTAAATTGCCCACTGTGCAGTCACAAGCTGGTTGATTTCTCAGATCTTTATCATTGGCAGGGTTCCTGACGCCAGCACCGGTGGTGTTCTTTATGGCATCCACGGTGTCAGTGTAGGTGGCCTGTGGTTGTATACCAGCCGCTGGCTGGGCATCGTTTTGTTCCACTATGAAAGTGGCCACTGCTGCACGATTGTAGGGTTCATGTGTGGGCAATGCAGTGGCGATACTATCAGTCTGCTTGGGCTTACTG